TTACCCCAATTTGCAGCACCAACTTTACGACACTTGACTAATGCACCTGATGCATACGCACTTGGCCAGACTGAATATCTTGACTTAACTTTGTGATAGCAAGCATCTTTTGTACCACTACCTTTACCTTTCTTATCTGCCTCTGTAATTTCCATGCTTTCACCCATTCTAGTGTTGTGTTGCTCGTCTGGTTCGTTTTTCATAAGATTTTTTTTCATTTGCTTCTTTGAAATTTTAGGACCACCAATTGGATCACCGTATTCATCTCTTTTCATCTCTTCACTCATTTTCTTTTTTGGTTTATCAGTTGAGACATAGGTTGGTTTCGCAGCACCAGTCTTTGCTTGTTGACCAGGATCTGCTTTCTTTTTTCTACGAGCAGCAGAGAGTCTTTCTGCTTTTGTCATACTTGCCCTCTTTGATGATGATACGCACTTAGGTGTACCCTCACCAGGTTTGTCACTAGCACAAGTTCCTCCAGTAACGACATTAACCCAACCAGGCTTGCCATCTTTGGACTTTGAACCTTTGAACCACTTATGAAGTGAACCCTCTTTCACTGATTGTTGAAATGCTTTCTTTACTTCAGATACACCAACAACATCAATTACTTCTGCAAAGGTCTCTCCTTTTGAATCTTCAATAGTAACAGAATTACTCATTAGAACTAGAATTCTCCTTATTATTTAGTATTCCTTGTTTTAACATCTTTGAGAGTTCAGATGTTGAACCTACAAAGAGTGCGTTGTTAGTTACGTTATTAGTTGTCTGTTTCTTATCTTCGTCTACCTCTTTAACTTTCTTTTGTAAGTCCATCAACTTATCAGTCGTATCTGCAACTGATTTTATAATCTGTCCTGCAACTTCATATGCTCTGGCACTACCACCTTCACCAGCAACTTCTAAAATACCATTAAGTGCTTCTTGACCTTTTTCAACTAATGAATATAAATTTGCACGAGTGTAATCATAGTCTTTCTTGACATCATCCTTAGTAGATTCCACTTTTTGTGGTTTACTTGTGGGAGTAACATCAATAGCACTAGTTGTATTTAACGCTTTGTCAATTGAGTCATAGTTAGTCATGGTATTCATCCAATGTCTCTCTGTTGTGTTGGACTAAATGTTCTAGAATCTTGGAACACTTCAAGGTTTCCATTAAATCCAAAGTCATCATCAGGTTCAACAAGTAAATCGTCAGCTGTTGTTAATACATCAATTGATGCTGGTGCAACGTGTGTTGCAGCAGTGCTTTGATATCCTCTGAATACTGTAATAGTATTCGCATCAACGATTTCCTTAATCTTCATGATTTCTTTATCTATAATAATTCTCATACCAGAAGATAAAGCAGCGGTTGAACTAACATCAAATCTTGTCTTAGTTTTACTCAAATCTGTCTTTAATTCTGCTGTATTATCATCATTATAATCTTTAAGTGCTTGAGGAGTTGCAGTATATCTTAACTCTCTTCTTGCATTCTCAGTATCAACAGATGCATGATAATCCACTTGAACTTTCTTAATAAGACCCTCACTAGAATCAGATACAGGACCGAAGAGATAAGTTTTAGCAGTGAAATTTAAAGTGTATATAAGTGCTCTTCTTGTTGCAAAATCTCCCTCATAATCATCTTGAAATGAAATATTATCTAATACAATTGGAACATCTCTCTTTTCTCCAATTACACTTACCAAATCAATAGTAACATTAAATGATGGTTGAAAATATGGTAGTATCTGTTCGATTATCTGCAATGCATCATCGTTTAATTTAACAAGAATGTTTAATTCAAATCCAAGATTATACGGAACTGGCATGAATACTTTTCTTACATTGCCTCCATCCATTCCTTTAAATGTTTGTGTTATTCCACCTTTTCTTGTTGCGTCATATGCAATATTAGTTGTTTCAAATGACATACGTGGTAATGTGATTTGAACTGCACGATTCAAATCTGCTTGTTGTTCTAATCTTGCTAGGAATTTTTGCATAGGACCATAAGCAAGAGGAACTCTCATATCACTTGTTTCCTTTCCTGCACCATCTCGATGACGAATATGAATGTCATTAAAAATTGTACCAAAAGCAATTATGGTTTTTCTGAGTATTTCGTGGTAATAGTATTGTCCTAACATTAGAATGTACCGAATGGATTACCTTCTGAGAAATCAAGTATATCATCTGCTTCAGATTCGATGATTTCATTTGATTCAAAGGTTGTGTCTTGATTATCTTCGTCGAAGAAATCTAAAGCATAATTTGAGAATACTGTAGATCCAAAAGAGATAGAAGTTGTAACACCAGTAGTATTTAACGATACTATACTTATGGTTATTGAACTTGCACCTATACCTGTAACAGTTGCTCCAGAACCTACAACAATTGTTTGTCCAAATTTAATTTGATCTAATTCTTGGTTTAGACTTATGTTTGATGTATTAATACCTGTTATTATAGTAGTAGTTACACCAATAGTTCCTGATATAATTGAATCTGAACTAAAGAATAATGATTCAGTTGCTTGAATAATTTCACCAGGAATAAATGCTTTAGTTGTTGTTCCTATACCAACATTAGATATTTTGAGTATTTTAGTATCAAGATCCCATTCTTTAACTCTTGCTTCCACTCCAGAACTTAATCCTTTAACAATCTCACCTCTTGTGAAGTTGCCAACACCATTTATTACTGATGGATTTGAAATTGTTACTGTTGGTTGTGTTGTATATCCAGCACCTGCGTTTCTAAGTGTGATGTCTGATATTGTATTATCTGCAAGAACGATTGCATCTGCAACAACTGGAATAGTATTATTTCCTGTAATAGTTACTATTGGATTTGAACCATATCCAGCACCATTATTTGACATAGTAAAGTCAACAATACCAAAGTCTGTTAATTCAACTGCAGCAGTTGCTGCTGCACCTACACCTCCACCACCTCTTATAGACACTAATGGTGCTTCTGTATAACCTATACCTGCATGTGTTAATTGAATTCTTTCAATTGAGAATACTCCACCTCTTGTTGTAGTGATTGCAACAGCAGTTGCGTTTACATTACCTGCAGCATTCGGAGCAGTTGATATTGCAACAGTTGGGGTGCTTGTATAACCACTACCATCATCATTCAGAACAATTTCACGAATATAACCTCTATTGGATACACTTAGTTGTGCGTTCGCAGATGCAGTTACACCAATTCCCATTAATTGTAGTGTGGATATGTAACCTAGATCCTCAAGTTGTGAATCAATCTCTTCAATATCAGTATCAAATACCTCATCCTCATATTCAAAGAGTTCACATTTAAGTTGATATACATAATTTTTTCCTAATTGATAGAAAGGTTCTTCATGTTCTACAAATTTTACTTCAAACAATCTTGATCCAAGTGGAAAAAATATAACATCACCTTCACGAGGTCTTGTTGCTAGTTCATAATCTTCATCAGAATTTAAAAATGGTGATATAAAATCTTCAAATCTTTCTTTTGATATGGTAAGAATAAGTTCATCCCTTAAACTTACACCAAATTTTGTCATGATGTCTCCCTGACCACCATAACCCTCATATGTGTTTACATATGCTTCTAATAAAAAATTATCATCAAAAGCAGATGATTGAACTTCTTTAATTATTGTTTGTTTTCTAACAAATTTTCTTGGAATATAAGTTACTTCAACACCATAAATTTGAAGTTGTTCATTTATTAAATTTTGAACAAGTCTTTGCTCACTCTGAGATCCTTGTAGAAAAAAGGGATTTAATGCCATTGATCATTACCCTATAAAATCAAGAGGAGGCAACTCATATTCAAGCATCATCTTTTCTTTAATTCTTTCTAAATCTCTTTCTGCGTCATCATATATTTCTCTTCCATTCAATTCTAGTCCACCAGGTAATTTAACACCTCTAAATTTGATAAGGTTTTGACCCCATTGTCTTTTTATCAATGCAGTTAGATAAAGTTTAACAAAGTAATCGTTATAAACTTGTGTAAAATTATCAGGATCTAATGCTCTATGACAATCTAAAATTAAGAAATTACCCGCTAGTTGTGCTCCCCAATCAATATCTAAGTATAATCTGTCTTGTCTCTTATTAAATCTAACTTGTGCCTCTGGTGTGAGTAAGAAATCAATATCTTCAAGACGAGTTTTTGTCATACTATATTGGAGAA